AGAAAAAGGAGGAGAAGATTATCTACTTGAGTCCAGTCAAAACCATTCTGCATAATCTCATCTTGGGGCACCCGAGAGCGCCAAACAATGTAAGCAGGTATTGCTGATGTGTTATAGATTTGAGCAATAGTTCCGAGGCTGCCCGATGAAAGAGCTGCTACAATTGCGGGGTCTTGATCTGCAAATATCGCAGCTTTGAAAATAAGTAATTGTGAAGACGAAAGAGCCATTACGGATTCCCCTCGGTGATGACAAAGCTAGTCACACTAACTGGCTGAGTGATGACAATGGTAGTCGTCGTCAAGTTCATATCACTGCCGCTAGTGCCCACGTTCCAGTCCATAACTGCGGTACCGCCAGAAGTAGTTCCGCGCCCCCAAGTTGCAGTGCCACTAGCATTCGCACTGGAATCTTGAGTAATTGCATTCGCAGTCAGAACACCACTAGATGCCGCCGGAGCGAATGTAGTACTGTTCGCAAGTTCCGCCAGAAGCGTAGTTGCAGTACCACCAGTTACAGGACGAGTGCCATCATAGATTCGAGTCAGTGAACTCGAACCCATTGCCGTAGTAATCTCATCGAGACGAGCATTGCGGAGAGAGACTACAAAACCAAGTGCCATGATCTGTACTCCCTCTTAGCGGCGATACTTCGCCATTGTGTTGACGATGTGATTATTCACCTTCGGTTTCAGAAGATGAACTTTCGGCTCGATGTATTGCATCTGCTCCAGCACTGCGCCCGTCTCGTAAGTGTAGAAACGAATCTGTGCGACATAGCCGCCAGGAACTTCGCCCACCACAATCTCCCAATACACCTTGTACTTACCGCGCGGGTAGTCACGAACTTTCGGCTCGTCATCCGTGGTGACATGTTTGATTACTTCGAGGCCACGAAGATTCTCCGGCTCAGGAACTGAAGCAGTTCCGAAGTTATCAACAGAGCCGCGAGGGCCGAACATCCGTTTGATTGATTTAAACATGCATAATCTCCTTAGCGCATTGCCACAATGGAAGTTGCCGTGGTTCCCGTGGCTAATACTTTCGTGACTTGAATTGGAAAGATACCTACCGGTACATTGGAGAACAACACCGTAGCGCCATCACCTACCATGACAACGCTCAGATTCCCTGTGCCGCCAATCCAAAGTGCACGAGTAGGGTCGAGTACAGTAGCGTCTGATGGAACTACTGCTACTGCAAATTTACCTGGATCAGATACGTAACTCATTCATCACCGCCCATAAGAAGTTGAACTTTATAAGAGAACGGATTCGAGAGCGACCCCTGAATCTGTTCCGCCTGAGAAGTATTAGCGGACCGATAAAGATCCATCATATACTTATTGAAACCTTTCTGCTTGCCGCCGGATTCAGCGTACTTCTGAGCGAAGCTGACCAGTTGTTCTTCAGTCGGCTGATTCCCCTGAATCAGTGAGCTTTTAATTGTCTCAGTCAGTCCTGCCATATCTTTGCGTCGTGCAGCCTCATAAGCTTTCACACGATACATTGAATCATTCACGACCGCTTCATCAATTGGTCTCCCACCTGCAAGTCTTGTCAGTGTAGCAAGACTCATCAGATCATTCTGATAGAGGATAGTACCCTTAGATGATGTGGAATACGCTTTCCCTTCTGGGCCCAGAGCTTGCAATGTTTGAGCGAATCCAGCTAGCGGGCGAGAGACTCCATTGTGTTCTACGCCCTGCAGAAGTGATTCCCACACTGCGCCGCCGCCTGCAATTTTCTTCGAGGTCTCGTACATTGAGCCGAAGAACTTACCCCAGCCTTGCACAAGTGGAATTTCCTGTAGCGTAGTCGGAAGGATCGTCAGGTGGCGAGGATTGATATCACCACGAGAATAGATGTTCGTCTGCAGAATATTCGATGGAATGCCGTACAGAATCCAATCGCCAGCTGTACGACCTGCGATTCCATACACACCATCGTACAGATCGCGATGTTCCGTGTTCCCGCTAGCTTGTCCGATGATATGCACATTCATGAACTGGAATGCAGGCATCGACTGAATACCGTACAAAGTCGATTGCAGTCCGGCAAGCATCGCCAGATCCTTGGCTTTCCCTTCACCAACGTATCGGAACAGTTGTTGTAGCAGGTTGAATTGGTATGATTGGAATAGGGAAACTGCTTGACCGATCGGACCTTGGAAAATCAGTGGACGCTGCGAAGCTACAATGTTCCCTTCCACTCGGTTCACGAATGTGCGAATGTAAGTTCTGGCAGTTGCATCATCCATTAGCCCCCGCTTAACTGCCAGATCAGTTAGCTGATCCATTACATTCGCACTGATGAATCGGTTGAATTCTTCGGCCAGATTGTTCCCTGTAAGTTTCTCACCGGCATCTGCAAGGTCTTTCGCGCGCGCGAATCCTTTGGACATCCGCTCATTCAGTTCACTGACAGTCTCAGTTCCCTTCAGAGTGAAGTCATCTACCAGCATTTTCAGTTGTTCGGCCCGAGATTTAATCAGGCCCATCTCTTTATACTTAGCAAGCGCCGGAGATTTATCCGTCCAGAACTGTTTGATCGCGTTGGCTACCAGCTTCGTCGGTGCAAGAACTTCTCCAGGAGCGCCCGGAATAGCTACCTTAGCAAGTGCTGAAAGTTCACCCGCCAGCTTAGAATCGCCAGCTTCGATAGCGCGGGTCAGATGCTTCAGTTCCGTCATTCGCAGAATGTTCGAACCGATAGCATTGTTCAATGCGTTCAGTGGATCAAGTCCGAGAGTGAACTGGCTGAGCAGGGCATTCGCACGACGTACGAACTTAGTCAGCTCGCCGCGTGGAGCAGTATGATTTGCCAGTGCTTGCAGGGATGCATCGTAATAAGCTGGTTTCATCCCGAAGCGGTCTAGTTCCGCATTGATAACATCCAGCTCGGCTGGAGACTTCACACGTGTGAATGTATCTCGGATCGCGCCGACCGCCTTACTGACGCTTTCATCCAGCAGCTTATTGAATCCATAGATCAACGGATGTTCATTGACCTTCGTGATATCCAGAGCAGTCTTGATGTCATTGAAGAATGGGTTGTCAGCTGTGCGTTCGATCAGCTCAGAACGACTAGCGAATCGTGAAGTAGCGATCTTCGAGTACTGCTTTCCCATATCTTCAAGGAAAGAGAACGCAGCTTCATTTCTCAACCGCACAGCTTCACTCACGAGAACATCAGATTCCCGAAAGTTCTGCTGCAATACGTCATCAATGATCTTCTGTGGATCAGACTTCGGGAAGAAGTTACTGAACACACCCGCATTGGTAAGATCACTGTTAAGATAGTTCTCATTCAGCGTACGAGAATATTCGTACTCACCGCGCGCCTTGAAGAATTCTTCCGTGTCCGTCTTAGTTATTGTGCGGTATTGACTCGGCACTTTATCAATTAATGCCGCCAGTTCTTTCTCTGAGGCCGCATGAATCATTGTCTTATGGCCAGCTTCGGTGACTCGCGGATCTACTACGAAAGCGAAGTGTGGGTAATTCCGGAGGTCTGGACGAATTGGTCGATATATATCAGGAAGTTTGGCATCCATCTTCCCCTGCTGTGCACGAATGTCGCGCATAGCTTGAGTTCGCTTTCCTGTCGTAGTGATGTGAGCATCTATTGCTCCGACAGTTTCAGCGTTCTTCAGCTGAATCAGGTCTTCTGGGAATGCAGCGAACAGTGAATCATAGTCCACCGAAGCAGTAGCATCATCGAAGAATGCATCATACGCACGACGAGTAATCATGTACTCGCCATCATCCGAATGTCGCATCCAAAGCTGACCACTACGAGTAATCTTCTGGTTCACTGCCTCGAATTCAAATGCAGCTTCCTGCTTCCCACCAAGTTTGACGAGCGCAGATTCGAGTGCATCTGCAGTTTGCTTCCGTTGAAGTTGCTTAACTTCCCGTGTGATTGCACCTGTAGTTGCCAGTTTGGAACCGAGCGAGCCATACGCACTGGAATCACTAGTAACTAATCCCGCCGAAGTTCCAACTCGATTCGCCGTAGCCAGATCGCGTGTAGTGATATCCGGAATCTGTTCTGCAACCGGACCAAGAACTCTAGCTACAACTCGCTTAGCGCCTTCTTGATACATCTTCTGCTGTTCGGCAAAGAATGTCATCGCGTCAAGAATGTGCGGAGTCGTCGCTGCCAGATTTTCATCGACAGCATATACCACCTTCGCGTACTTCGGAAGGAAGGCAGGATCAATGACTTCGGAAGTTCCAGTACTGAGGCCACGAACTGTCAGTTGTTCCTGATATCTTG